GGGCTTAAAAAATGGCTACTAAAGATTTAAAGAATAATGTAACTGTACTACCTTCAATCCTTCCAGTTGCCGCTACAGGTGACGTAACGGGTTCAGCCGTTGCATTGGCAGGATTTGAGAGTGTAACAGCGGTTTTAACAGCAACTACAGGTTCAGTTGCAGGAACTGTTAGAATTACTGAGTGTGCCACTTCTGGCGGAACTTATACCGATGTGGCGGCTACTGACGCTATCGTAACAGATGGTAAAACATACGTTGCGGCAACTGGTATAGCTATCGTTGAAGATGAAGCGGTATCAATCGGATACATCGGAACTCTAGGGTTCATTAAGATTGTATTCGACCACTCTGCGGACGGAGTAATTTCCGGAGATGTAGTTCTAGGTCACGCTCACGTTTCCCCTACAGGCGGTAACTAGTGTTGGTTGAGGCTTTAGAAGATGTCATTGCTTACCCCAATGGCGTTGATAAGCTCGAAATTTCCAAGGGCTCTAGCATTGAGCTAGAGTCTGCGGAAGTGGAGTTCTTACTAAAGCGTAACTTGGTAAAAGAGGTGAAGCCACCTAAGCCAAAGAAAGAGGTTAAACCTTCCTCAGTTAAAAAGGAAACGAAACCGGCTAAAAAGGCTAAGAAAGAAACTAAGTAATGCGTTCAAAGGTAACAACCGCACCGGCTTCCGAGCCAGTAACGCTTACCGAGGTAAAAAGTTCTCTGCGGATAACCAACTCCGCAGAGGACACCCTCCTTACCCAGTACATAGAAGACGCTCGTATATGGGCGGAGAACTATACTGGTAAAAAATGTATAACCCAAACAGTAACCTCATACTATGACGCACAAGACGCACAGCGAGGGAATTCCAATAACCAAAATCAAGAGGAAGACTGGGAAGGGACAAGAGTAGGTTCGATAGTTACACTATTCGGACAGCAAAGCATAGAGCTAGAATTCGGGCCCGCGATTAGTATTACAAGCGTAGAGACAATAGATACTGACAATTCCGGAACCACTTTTAGCTCTTCCAATTACTACCTAGATAATTTTGACGATTTCCAACGCCCCAATATGGTGATAAATCAAGGGGAGTCTTTAGGTTCTAATGAACTAAGGGCAAGGAATTCGGTTAAAATTGTTTATGTATCAGGGTACGGAGCCGCCTCAGACGTTCCTAGCGCATTGCGTAGGGCCATCCTTTTAATAGTGGGCGAACTATATTCTAATCGCGGGGATTGCTCTATAGGGCAATGTTCTGACGCTTGTGGGGCTACTAGAATGTTAGACCAATATAAGTTCTTTGATGTCTAGTGATAAAGCTCTGTTCAGCTGACTTTAGAGAATCCGTAGTTATCGAAGAAAACACAACTTCCGTAGACACTCATGGGGGGCTAACAAACTCATGGGCAACAAGGGTTACTATCTGGGCTCAGATTAATGACACCGGAGGCGGGGAGTCTCAAATAAGCGGAAGGAAAGAGGCTACTCACTCTATTGAGGTGATAACTCATTACGATTCTAGCATAGTTGCAGATGACCGTATTCTATTTAACTCAGTGTATTATGAGATTACTTTCGTAGAAGATATGGAACGAAGAGGAGTTTATACTAGACTACTGGCAACAAGTGAGGTATTATGATGAAGAAGTACACCGCGGCCTATGTAGACGATGACCCCAATACTATCAAAATGGCTAACCTAGCTTGCCAGTTGTATAACAAAGTTCACAAGGATGAGAATTTTTGTCTAGCGGGTTACTCTAATATTGAATCCTTCCTAGAAGATTACAAGGCAAGGCCGGATAGGTTTGATTCAGTCATGCTAGATATACAGTTGAACCAAGAGGAAGACGGTTGGCAAGTATTTGAAAGGCTATTAAAAGAAGAGTCAAAGCCTACGTTTATAATGTGTTCCAACGATATTGACACTAACGACCCTTTGCCTAGTATGATGGCGAAGCGATTCTTTTCTATTGAGAACTGGATTGATAGGATTGAACAACTAAAGCCGAAGTGGACTAATAACATCATGCAAGTATTTATAAGAATGGCAGACTATAAGGGGACTGTGCATGTCTGACTCGGTAGAAGAGAAAGCCTTAAAGAATGATTTTAGGGAGTTCCTAGATTCGTGGAAGTTTGGAGAGGTTCATATAGATGCCATCCTCAAGGCTTGTGAACGTATCGTTAGGCCGATTGAATCTAAACTCTCAAGCTATCCAGAAGTTCAAAGGGGAATAGCTGAATTAGAGAGTGCGATCAAGACGCTAAAGTCTAGACAATCCGAATGCGTTATAATTGCCAGTAAGGTTGAAACCCTTAGAGCAGAGGCAGACGAGCGCCGAGGGGCGGAAAAGGTTTGGAGGTGGATCATTGGGGCTCTTGGTGCTACCGGAGCCTTATTAGGGGGAGTAAACGCCCTACGATGAGCCCAACAATAGAAGTCAAAGGGATTAAGGCTCTAGAAGAGAGGCTAGGGAACTTAACGCCAGAGGTAGCCGTAGCAGTTAGGAAGCAGATCAACGCAGGGGCTATGCTGATAAGGAATTCCGCTATTAAATCCATTAAGAGGAAAACCGGAGCTAGAGAGGTTACTAGATATTTCGGCTCAGGACGAAAGAGAACCGTTAAAGTTTCGGCCCCTAATACGGCCCCTAATGATGACACTGGAAACCTAAGAAAGCATATCATCATCTCTAAGGGTGAGAACATAATCACCAAGGGCTACACCGCTTTGATCAGAAGCACCGCCAAGTATGCCAAGGCGTTAGAGTTTGGAGTTCCTAAGAGAAACCTAGTTAAGCGTCCGTATATGAAGCCGGCATTAAAGGGAAACGCTTTGAAGATTTCCAACAACATAAAGAAGGCCGCTCTAAAGGCTCTCAAACTATGATAACCTCAACCCAGATTATTGACGCTCTCCAAGCTCGTTTAATAGCTGACGCGGGGATTACGGCTTTAGTAGCTACAACTTCTATAGGGAACTTCCTTCCACAAGACAACGTCTATCCCCATATCTTCTATAACCTTTCTATAGAGACAATGGATATTAAAGAGGAAACGGCCCTATCCGTCACCCTTCAATTTGATGTATATAGCCGAGAGTCCGGAGCTTATAATGTATTGCAAATATGTGACGCATTGCAGACCGCTATGGATGGAGTCCCGCTCACGATTGCCTCAGGTGATTGCTTTTCCACAACTATGCTTAGTTTTGCCCCACAACTAGAAGCAGATGGAAAGACTTACTTGGCTACACAGATTTACACCCTTCAATACGGAGATTCATAGATGACTAAGTACATCGGAAACGATATGCTACTATCTCTTGAGACAGTAGCCGACACTGGAACCTATGTAGACATTGGCGGGGCTAGTGAGCATACCTTTACATATAATAACGAGCAAGTAGATATAAGCGATAAGTTCAGTAACCGTTGGAAGGAATTGCTTTCGGCAGGGGATAGGACCGTAAGCATTTCAATGAATGGGTTCGTTAGTGATGATACAGCTTATGCCGCTCTAGAAACAGCAATAGAAAACGATTCAATTCTACGCTATCGAATGACTTACGGTAATAGCCGAATAATACAAGGCAAGTTTCACGTAGATTCAAGCGAGGATTCCGGAGCCAGAAGTTCCGCGCAAGGGTTCAGCGTAACGTTCTCAAGCTCAGAGGAGCCTATAGCGGGAGTATTGACAGACTTTTTATTAGATGAGAATGATGCGAATATTACCGATGAAGATCTACAATACGTTCAAGGGGATTAGATGCCTAAGTTAAGTTCATATACAAACACGACACCGGTAGCAACTGACCGCATCCCGTTCACAGATGTGAGCGATACCAACGCAACTAAGAATATGCTAGTCTCAGCACTAGCGACCCTTCTCCATGCGGGGGCAACCTTCACAGGGGACACAACCTTTGATACAGATACTCTATTCGTAGATTCAACTAATGATAGGGTGGGAGTTGGGACTACTTCTCCCGTTAGTGACGTTCATGTCGATGCTAGCGATACTAGCAGTGTACTTACTCTGACCAATAGCGCCACAGGCTCGACATCTGGCGATGGTTGTATCGTAGCAACAGATTCGCTGAACTTAGATATTTACAACAGAGAAGCGGGATACATTAGGTTCGGGACATCTGGCTCAGAACGCATGAGAATCCTAGCCTCAGGAGGTCTAACTTTCAACGGAGATACCGCCGCCGCTAATGCTTTAGATGATTACGAAGAGGGGACTTTTACTCCTGCTTATAGCAATATTGGCACAGGGACGTACACAAAGCAAGTAGGTACTTATACAAAAATCGGTGATACAGTTACTTGTTGGATGCACTTAAAACTAGCTACCTTAGGGACAGCGTCAGGCAACCTAAGAATCTCAGGACTGCCCTTCACAAGCAATGCTCTTGCAGACATTTTTGGATCTAGCTCCACAATGTATGGATCTGGTTGGACAACTGGGAGAGCTAGTCTAGTCGGGCAGATCAGCCCCAGTGCCACCGAAGTCTTTATCTATTATGGATCGGCTGCGACATCTATCACTCAACCCTCCCACGCAGATGCCAGTACAGGCTCGCTCATTCTTTCAGTAACTTATAAGGTTTAAATAAAATGGCATTAGAAAAAATAGTAGAGGTAGACAAGATCGAGATCGTTGGGCCTTATAAGATGGTTCAGATTCGAGAGGCTACAGTTATAAAAGAGGACGGAGAGGAAATTTCTAGGTCATATCATAGACGAGTAATATCTCCATCAGATAGCAAGACAGGAGAGGCGACAGATATTAAGGCTGTCTGCACTGCGGTGCAAACATCTGCTGTTAAGACTGCTTATGAGGCTCATCTCGCGTCTGCCTAATGTCAGATGACCACGAAATCCTAAAAGAAATCAAAGAGCTTAGAAATGATCTCAGCGCATTTAAAGTAGGGATAACTCAAACTGTAACTGAGACCTCGACAGAGGTTAAGCAACTTAAACTTGAGAAGGT